AGGGGAGGCCAGCTACTACGTGCGCGTGCGCCACCAGGGCGTCACCAAGGGCTGGTCGGAATGGTCCGGCGAGAGCAAGTTCACCACCAAGGCCGCGTTTGCCACCATCGTGGGCATCGCGCTGCTGTCAACCGGTGGTGGCTCCGGTACCTGGGCGCGCATCGACGAGAACGGCGCCACCAAGGTGACCGACTCGGCGTTTTTCAGCAGCCACCAGACCTACGGCCAGATTCAGGACGTCACCATCGACGGCCAGGCCATGGTCAAGATCCCCGCGTTCTACGTGAAGGCCGGCACCATCGCCAGCGGCGCCAATGCCGGCAAGCGCGCCTGGTGGATCAGCGACCAGCCGGCCGCAGGCTTCACCCTGCACCCGGCCTTCATGCGTGCCGGCGCGCCGATTGGCCAGTTCTGGGTCGGCAAGTACCAGGGCACGGCGGACGGCACCAAGTTGGGCTCCAAGCCGGGCGTCACGCCGCTGGTGTCGATCGACTTCCCGACCATGCAAGCCCGCGCCACCGCGCGCAACGTCTCCGGCGTGTCGGGCTTCCAGCTGTGGGACTACTACCAGCTCAGCGCCATCCAGCTGCTGGCCGCCATCGAGATGGGCGGCGCCAACAGCCAGGCGCTGATCGGCCAGGGCAACGTCAGCACGAGCGCGGCCCAGAACGTCGATTCGGCCACTGTGGCGCAAGCCACCTGGCGCGGCATCGTCGGCCTCTGGGGCAACGTCTGGCAGATGGTCGACGGGCTGCGCACCGATGCGTCCAAGCGCTATGAGCTGTGGGACAAGCACGGCAACAAGGGCTACATCAACACCGGCGCCATCGCCCCGGCCAATGGCTGGACCGTCAGCCTGGCGTCGCAGTCGGGTGCCGACTTCGATCTAGGCCCGCTGTTCATCCCGGCCAGCACCGACACCGCCGAGGCCAACGGCACCACCGCTGACTACAGCTACGCGAACGCCAGCTGCGTGGCGTACCACGGTGGCTACTACGGCTACGGCTCGTACGCCGGCCTGTTCTATCTGAACGTCTACAACGCCGCGTCGTACGCGCTCCCGAACATCGGCGGCCGCCTCGCAAAGGTGTGATGGGTTCTGTCACCTGAGTCATGTGCTTTTGGGTTAGCCCGCCGAGCGGGCGCCCTCTTTGAGGAGTTTTGCAAATGATGAAAATCGAAAATGCCGTGCTGATCGTGGGCAGCGCCCGCATCGAGCTGCCGCAGCTCGCTACAGATACCGTTGTGCATGTCTGGCGCGTGCCAGCGGAGTACCGTGAAAACGGGCTGTTCGTTGCGATTGATCAGCCGGGCCAGCCCGGCGAGATCCCCGCCTGCGATCCGCAGCAGGCCGAATACCTCGGCGCGCTGGACTACCCCGCCGCCGAGACCGAAGCGCTGCGCGACGCCAAGGCCCGCAAGCTAGCTGAGATCAACCAGCACTGCGAGGCCTCGCTCGCCGCCCTGGCGGCGCCGTACCCCGAGGGCGAGGTCAATAGCTGGCCGCAGCAAGTCAAGGAAGCCGAAGCCCTGGCGCTCGATGCCGATACCCCCGTGCCGCTGCTCGATGCCATCGCCGCCGCCCGTGGGCTGACCGTCATCGACCTGGCTGGCCGCGTCACGGCCAAGATGCAGGCCTACGCCGAGCACAGCGGCGCACTGATCGGCCGCCGCCAGGCCGCAGAAGATCAGATCGAGGCGGCCACTACGCTGCCCGAACTGGAGGTCATCACATGGTGAAGCGCCTGCGCATGATCGGTCTCTGGCTGCTCTGCGCACTGGCCGGCGCGCTCGCCAGCGTCTGGATGCTGCTGGCCGTACTGGCCGGCAGCGACCGCGCCTGGAAACTCGCCATCGCGCACGACCAGCTGGCCAACGCCGCGTTCGGCGGCGACGAGGACGAGACCATCAGCTCGCGCGCCGCCAAGGCCGCGAAAGGCGGCGAGCGCTGGGGTTGCGTGCTCTGCAAACTGCTCGACAAGCTCGACCCCGGCCACTGCGAAAGGAGCATCGAGCACGACGAGGGGAAGCCGCTGCCGTGAGTGATGCGCACCTGATCCTGCTGACCAAGCTCGAGGAGCTGGACGCCTACACGCACACCGTGCTGCACCAGTTCCCGAAACTGGAGCGACACCTGCTCTGCGCCGACCTGCGCGCCACCACCAACCGCCTGCTGCGGCTGACGGTGATCGCCTGGAAGCGCAAGCAGAAGGCCGCAGCGCTGTTTGACCTGGACGTCGAGATAGAAGTTTGTCGCGGGTTGGTGCGCAAGGCGCACCGCTTGAGCTACATCAGCACCAAGCGCCTCGATGTTTGGATGCGCCACGTCAACGAGATCGGCCGCATCGTCGGCGCCTGGATCAAACACGAAGGCGCTGCGGCGCCACGCAAATAGCAACATTGGGCAATGGCTTATTACGGTGGCAACTACGGCAACGGCTCGAACGCCGGCCTGTTCTATCTGAACGTCAACAACGCCGCGTCGAACGCGAACACGAACATCGGCGGCCGCCTCGCAAACGATTACCGCCAGAAGGCGCCAGGCTCACGGGCCAGCGTCCAGCGCGTTTCCTTTGGGGCCATTGTCCAGACCATGTTGTCAAAGATTTACAGGGCGTCGCGGCTAGTAGCTCCGGCCAACGTGGCGGCGCCCGCCCTATCCCTCGCATGAGGTAAGGTTTCTGCTGTGCCTGTTACAACCGCTGGCCTATGGGGCCAGATCACCAGCTTCGAGAATCTTTACGCCGCCTACCTGGAAGCCAGGCGCGGCAAGCGCGAGCGCGGCTCGGTGCTGCGCTTCTCTGCCAACGTTGAGGAGAATCTGGTCAACCTGCAGAATCACCTGCTGTGGAAGAGCTGGCGACCCGGCAAACAGCGCGAATTCGTTGTAAAGGAGCCTAAGCTGCGGCTGATTCAGGCGCCGCCCTTCGCCGATCGCGTCATTCATCACGCCCTTGTTCGCGTGGTCGAGCCGCTGTTCGAGCGCAAATTCATCCACGACTCCTACGCCTGTCGCGTCGGCAAAGGCACCCAAGCGGCTGTCGCCAGGGCGCAGCACTTCCTGCGGGTGGCCAAGCGCAACCACGGCGACGGCTGCTACGTACTCAAGGCCGACATCAGCCGCTTCTTTTCCAGCATCCGCCACGCCTCCCTGCTGCGCGAGATCGAGCGCACCGTGCGCGACCCCGATGCGCTCTGGCTGTGGCGCCAGATCATCGCAGGCTACGGCCACGAAGCTGGCATCGGCCTGCCGGTGGGCGCACTGACCAGCCAGCTCGGCGCCAACGTGCTGCTGAACCACCTCGACCACGTCGCCAAGGACGAGCTTGGCCTCAAACATTACGTGCGCTACATGGACGACTTCATCGCCGTGCTGCCGAACAAGGCCGCTGCCGCCGAGGCCATGCGCGCGCTGTCCGCTACGGCCAACAGCCTATGCCTGGCGATCAACCCAAAGACCGCGATCCACCCCTGGCAGCGCGGCCTCGACTTCTGTGGCTACCGCATCTGGCCCACCCACATCTTGCCGCGCAAACGCAACATCAAACGCGCCAAGGCATCGTTCCGCAAGCTGGCCACCCAATACCGCGCCGGCCTGATCGATCAGGAGCACGTGCGCCAACGGGTGAACAGCTTCCTGGCCTACAGCAAGCACTGCCAGGCGCAGCGCACGGTAGACGGCTTGCTGGGTGATTTGGTGTTGAGCCGTTCCTGGGCGCTGTAGCGCTGCCGGCTACACAGCCCGCCGCGTGCGCCCCTTGCGCGCGCGCGTCACCCTCAAGGCTCACTGATCCGGCACTCGCCCAGGAGCCTCAACCCCATGGCCACCGATTACCATCACGGCGTCCGCGTCCTCGAAATCAACGAGGGCACGCGCCCCATTCGCACCGTTTCCACCGCCGTGGTGGGCATGGTTTGCACCGCGTCGGATGCTGATGCGGTCAAGTTCCCGCTCAACAAGCCGGTGCTGCTCACCGACGTGCTCACCGCCTCCGGTTCCGCCGGCGAGCTGGGCACCCTGGCGCGCAGCCTGGACGCCATCGCCGACCAGGCGTCGCCCGTCACCGTCGTGGTGCGCGTGGAAGAGGGCGCCACCGAGGCCGAG